TTTAGATGTGATAAATTAAACTCGACCTGCTACTTCTTCAAAGCTAACACCAGTTCTGGTGGCAACAAATGTAAGAGTAACATAGTTGATTGATCTAGCAGGCTTCAAGAAGATGTCTGCTCTAAATTCATTATTATCAATAACATCAGGAGTGTTATTTGTCTCATCACAAATAACTAAGAAACCATTTAGTCCCCTCTTTGCTTCTACATCCCTTAAGAATGGTTCAACAATATTAACAAAGTTTGCCCTTGTGACCTGATCATTGAGTTCAAATAATTGTGCCTCTGCTGCTTTTTGCAATGACTGCTCAATTGTTAGGAATAATCTTCTAACATTGATTCTATCAAATGCAGATGCAAAACCTAAACCAGTTTTATCTCCAAAGAGTAGTATACCAATTCCAGGTTGATTAACTATAGAGTTAATTCTTAGTGGATAGAGTTGATCTCTTTGAGCTTTATCTGGGTTGTAAGCAAGTTTAATACCATTATTTAAAATTCCTCTCTGCTGTCCAGCAGGTGAGAACCAAGGGAATGCATTAACGCTTGTTCTTACCATCAATCCAGCAACATCACCATTAGTTGGGATGAATCTGAATGTATTATTGAATCTATCAAATGTATACTTATATCCAGTATCAAATACTGCATATGAAGATGATGATAGAGAACTATAGAATTTAATGATATTATCAGTTTGAGTATCTGAATTTGTTATGTCTACAACATCTCCTCTATGTGGTGAAATGACTGCCATACAATCCTTTCTTGCACCCACAATAGAAATTAATCTATTAGCTTTTGCTTGAGATTGTGCCTTATCACTAAGACCAGGACCCATGATTAGATAATCAACTTGAATCTCATCTTTATTTTTGAATAAGTTATAAGATGTGATTAGATTGCCAAGGGTTGCTTGGAATCCACCAGTGGAAGAGTAATCTGTACCAGAGGTTAATGTGTAGGTGTTATTTCCAATAACATTGAAAGTAATACCTTGTGCATTTCTATTCCAACCACCAGAAGCAGCAGTAATAGGTGTAAATCCAGAACTAAAATCTGATGCTGCTTTAAATCCATCTGAACCATCAGAAGGATCATCTCCAGCATAAACATATTTGGAGAAGAGTGCTATAAAGTCTTTATAGAATATCTTCTGAGGTGCATTTTCTGAAGAAACTGCATCAGTTGCCTTAGATAGATTTAAGTTTTTCTCAAGAATATTACCTTGAATTCCTGTTACATCTCCAAGATCATCTACTACCACTACATGCAGACCATCATTCTTAGATGATCTATCTGATGCCCAATTGGTGGTAATTGGTCTAGGTGAAATTGCCTTCCAAAAAACAGTAGAGTTGGTTAATCCAAGTGTTTGTTGATCATACCAATCTTTAACATAATTACCACCAACTAAAGCAAAGGTAGCAATTCCAACAGCAGATGAATTAATAATACTAATAGTATTTCCAGCTAATACTGATCTTGCTTGATCACCTTGAGCGTAGGTTACATCAGTTGAGACTCCAGCAGTAGTAACCCTTTGTGTTATCTTAACATCAATGGTAGTTGCTCCTAAACCAGTGATGATTCCCTTAAGATGTCCAGTAAAGTTTGAAGTATCACCAGAACCAGCAACCACTTGATTAGTGAGAGAAACAGTTATACCCATGCCAACTGTTACTCCAGCAGTGGTTCCTATTCCTAGTTGTTGATCTGCAGCATTATCAATCACACAAACCTTAAGGTTATTTGCCCAACTACCAGGAGTTTTAGCAGCATAACCAAATGTCTGACCTACACCAGCATAGTTTGCCACATAGTCATCATAGTTTTTGATCTTAAGATCAGTAACCACAGTTTGGTGTGATCTATTGCCATTAGCATTAACTAGATCGTCATCATCAGTTCTTACTACTTTAAGAACTCCACCATATGAAAGGAATGAAGATGCACTCATCCAATATTCATACTGAGCATCAGTAGAAATTGGTTTTCCAAATGTATTGATTAATTGTTGCTCTGTAGTGATGTCAGTAGCTTCATCAATTGGTCCAATCTCAAATGGACCAGCAATGGCGCCAATGTTATCTAATACATTTTCTGCTCTCCCTACAGTCAGATCCACCTCCCTTACTAATACTCCAGGAGATAATTGTGGAGTCGCCATGTCGTCTAGCCTCGTCTCAGTTTATCTGAAAATATTTATTGTTTTTGATGTTTTCATTGGGGAAACAATACATGAACATTACCAATCTGGATAATTCCAATCTGCGTGTGGGTTTATTTTCTTTCTAGTTTCTACAATTCTCCTTACAGTGCATACTTTACACTCATAGGAATAAGCAGATGCTAGTGTTCCTCTATCTTTTCTAGTCAAATAAAAACCATCTATTAAATTTTTAGTCTCACCACATACTCTACACTTCCTATCAGAAAGCAGTAGGTGTCCTAATCTTATCTGTTTATCTAATTCCAATTACCTATAATCCCACATATAAGATCTATCTCCATACTCATCTGTATTCCAACCACCAGGAGATCCTGCTAATCTATCTAATTCCAAACTTCCATTATCCATTGTATTCCATCTATCTCCCTCTGAATCTACAAAACTCTCATCTTCTAACCCATCCATAATAAAACCAAATGGCGACATATCTTGCTCTATTTGATTCTTTTGCTCCTCATACAATCTCTTTCTTACATCTTGATCAGTAAGTTCTTTAAAGTAATCTTGTGCTACTAACCATGCATATATTACAAGACACATAGCAAGATCATCATTGCATCCTTCCTCTGCTTCAAATGAATTATGTTTTTGAATAAAGGTGGTCAATTCGCTTAATATCTCATAGTCTTTAAATGTAAGTTTATCCTCCTCTATTAAAGTTTTTAAGTTAAGAGAACCAACCTTCTTTACTGTCTTAGACATTTTGACACCTAGTTGTGTCTTTTTACCAGAAAATCCTTGTCCTACAATTTGACCTGCTCTACCCCTCATAGAACACATCAATAAATTTTCATACTCTAAATCAAAATTAAGGATGGCAGCTACCTGATCTCCTACATCATTTACCTCACATAAAATAAAAGCATTATTATAACTCTTTGATACCTCCCAAATTAAATTAGGAAATAACATGGGTTTTATTTCATTGTTTCTATACTTTGCTACAACTCTATGAGGAAATTCTGTGATATCAATAACAACAAAAGCAGAATAGTCTCCTCCTACCCCTCTTGCTACATCAACAGTTGTCACATAATCATGTCCTTTTTTAGTTTCTTCATATACATCCAATCCAGCATTAGTGGTTTGAGGATTATCATATACTAAAGCTCTTAATTTACTAGGAGAAATTAAAGTATCAACAGACCCTAAGAATTCACATTCAAACTCAACTTTGAATTGTTGTTCTGATGTATTAGCAATGGTAGATTTTTTCCATTTTTCATCTCTACCAGGCACCTCACTCCAATGCACATCAGTAGGAATATATTCATTCTTACCTTTCTCTGCATCATGCCACAACCTATAGAAGTGGTTCATACCATGAGGGGTAGAGACTATGATAACTTTAGTGCTCTTACCTGAGGTGATAGTAGGATAAACTGAACTGAAGAATGAGTCAGCAATATGATTAGGAACAAAAGCAAATTCATCCAAGAATAGGAT